ACAAGCAGGCTTATGACGCATGGATGAGTTATGCGGTTAGAAAAGAACAAGAGAAAGGAGGAAAATAATGGTCAAAAAACGCAGTGAGGCCGAAGTTGTTTTCAAAGCCACTGATGACGGGTTGAAAGATACTGTCAAAGGCATTACATCCGAACTGACAAAAAATAGAGCGGAGTTTAAACTCGAACAGGCGCAACTTCAGTTGACCGGATCAGAGTCTGAAAAGCTAGAGAGCAAACTAGGAAGCTTACAAAAACAATATGATTTACAAGGTCAGAAAGTAGACGCTGTTAGCCAACGCCTTTCAAATGCGAAGAAATTTTATGGTGAAAATTCAATCGAAGTCCAAAAGTTAGAGCGCGAATTGATCAACCAGCAAACAGCACAACAACGAGTCGCAAATGAAATTGACAAAACTTCTCAAGCGCTGAGTACAGCTAAAGGGGATACGCAAACGTATGCCGGCACGATGAGAGAACTAGATGGCGAACAACGGAAATTACAAGCTTCGGCTAACCTGGTTGAATCGGAATATAAAAAATGGCAAGCAACTGCCGGTCAATCGGCGAGCGAATCTGAAAAGCTAGCAAAAGCACAAGAGTATGTAGGTAAACAAAGTGATATAGCCGAACAAAAAATTGGCGTCATGCGCCAACAATTAGATGCTACTCAAAAAGAATTTGGAAGCACATCAACAGAAGCCATGCAGATGCAGGCAAAGTTAAACGATGCAGAACGTGAATTTGAAGAGTTGGGCACGGCTGCAAAAAGCGTTGATACAACCAATCTTGATGATATCGGCAATAAAATCGATATGAATAACCTTATGCAAGCGTCAGATGTTATCTCTGATATTGGCGATAAAATGGCTGAGCTAGGTCAAGGTGCAATGGAATCAGCTGATAATATTGGCGGAGCACAAGCGAAAATACAAGCGAGCTTTGGATTAACAAAAGAAGAAGCAAAAGGTCTGACAGATGTTGCTCGCGGTATTTACTATGATGGTTTTGGCGAATCTTTGGACCAAGTCACTGATGCGGTAGTCCTTGTAAAAAGAAATCTAGGTGATCTGAATAATCAAGATTTACAGAATATCACACAACAAGCCATAACGCTTGATAACACATTAGGTGCTGATATGGATGAGACACTTCGTGGTGTTAGTGGTCTAATGACCAATTTTGGTTTATCAGCTCAGGATGCAATGGATTTGATGGTTGCTGGGACACAAAATGGATTAGATAAATCGCATGAGCTAGGCGACAACATGGCTGAATATAGCCAGTTGTGGTCACAAATGGGTTTTTCAGCAAAGGATACCTTTTCAATTTTGGATAACGGTTTGGATTCAGGTGCATACAACCTCGACAAAGTGAATGACTTTGTTAAAGAGTTTGGGGTTTCTTTGTCGGACGGTCGAATTGAAGACAACATACAAAGCTTTTCAAAAGGAACGCAAGACTTGTTTGGTGAGTGGAAGCAAGGAAAAGCAACGTCAGCAGATGTCTTTAAATCGGTCATTGGTGACTTTAAAGGAATGACGAACGAACAGGAAAAACTTTCTTTAGCGTCAACAATATGGTCCGCACTAGGTGAAGACAACTCAATGAAAGTAATCGAATCATTGACAAAAGTTAACCATACCTTTGATGATGTGGGCGGGGCTGCACAAAAGATGAACGATGCATCAACAACGCCAATGCAAGAACTGAATGGTAAAATAGCGGAATTAAAAGATTCCTTAGCCCCTATCGGAGGGACAATCATTGAATCATTAACTCCTATTGTTGAGTTTTTATCTAAAATGGCACAAGCGTTTAATGGGTTACCCGAACCAGTAAAGAAAATAATTGTCGTTATTAGTGGGTTAGCAGCAGCGTTTGCTGCACTTTCCCCATTTATTGCTTCTCTGAACACCATATTCTCTACTTTAGGGGGATTGTTTGCTGGTGGCGGTGCGTTAGCTGCCGTAGGAACGTTCTTTACAGCAACTTTATTGCCAGCGATACCGATTATCCTAGCAGTGGTAGCTGCTGTGGTAGCAATTATAGCAATTATAAAAAACTGGGGAGCGATCACTGACTGGCTGTCTGAGAAATGGACAACATTCAAAGATTGGCTAGTGGGCATTTGGACAAGTATCAGCACAACCGCTAGCACAGTTTGGACTGCCATCACTACGGCCATAACCGGCGCCTGGAACAACCTAGTCGCTATCGCTAGTCCGATTTTTGAAACAATCAAAAATGTGATAACCGTCGTGTTTATGACTATTCAAAGTGTGATCTCCGGTATCTGGACAGTTATTACTGCTCTGCTTCAAACTGCATGGAACTTTATCGTTGCTATGGCAAGCCCAATATTACAACCATTAGCAGCTTTCTTTAGTGGACTATGGAATGGGATTAAGAATGTAGCCACAACGGTATGGAGTACAGTATCTAGTTTCCTATCTTCTGTTTGGAACGCACTATCAAACGTTGCTAAGTCAATATTCAATCCTGTTGCTTCATTCTTTTCCTCTATATGGAATGGGATTAAAAATGTGACATCCAATGTATGGGATTCCATAAAGAATACTTTATCAACTGTCTGGAATGGGATAAAAGCGGTCGCCTCAAGTATATTCAATAGTTTGGCATCTTTTCTTTCTGGGTTGTGGAATGGCATTAAAAATACTGCATCTAGCATTTGGAATGGCATCAAATCTACAATAAGTAATGTGGCAAATGGTATTAAAGATTCAGTATCAGGGGTTTTTAATGGGTTAAAAAGTACTGTTTCGAATATTTTTAACGGAATCAAAAATGCTATGACTAGTCCAATAGAAGCTGCTAAGAACACTATTAGCAATATTATTGATCGAATTAAGGGATTCTTCAGCGGGATCAATCTTAGGCTACCAAGAATTGAAATGCCACCATTGCCACATTTTAGTTTATCTGGTCATTTTAGTTTGAAACCACCTTCAGTTCCACACTTAAATGTGGATTGGTACAAAAAAGGTAGTGTCTTTAATGGACCGAATGTTATTGGTGTTGGTGAAGCAGGACCGGAAGCAGTTTTACCTCTTAATGATACTGTACTGGGTTCTATTGGTCGTATGATTGCTGAAAGAATGCCAGAGGGATCAGGAAACGGTCAGATAGTCCACAATGAAATTAAACTGGAAATTAATGGTAATGTTGATAGCGAGGCAACAGCTCGCAGGATGGTTGACGACATTGTGGGAAGAATCACTGAAATCTATAACAATAAAAATTCAGCATTTAGCTAGGAGGGACAAACGTGTATAACGATATTATTGAAGCTATTATAAACAACATATCCTGTCAGTCGTATCGCTTATGTGTTGTTGGTAGACCGCCAGTTCCTTCGCCAAAGATAAAGTATCAAGAAACAAACGTTAAAGGGCGCAATGGCTCTTATTACGAGAAATACGGGTATGAAGATATTGAGTATCAGTTAACCTTCAATTACTTGGAGGAGCCTGAAACAGGTACGTTCAAGTTACAAATGCGGAAAATCAGACAATGGTTATATATGGCGAATCGATTGGAATTATCTGATGAGCCAGATGTGTATTATGAAGTGAAGAAAGTCGAAATCGGGGATGCTGAAAATGACATTGTTGAATTCGGCTTTTTTGAGGTGACGTTTACTCTGGCACCATTTGCAAAAATTATTGAGAATAGCCCGATTGAATATGCAAAAACTGCTAGTAATTTAGAAGTTGTTTTTGACAATCGGTCAATTGTAAATTCTGAACCTAAAATAATTATTTATGGATCAGGAGATTGTACAGTAGCCATCAATGCCGGTGAGTCAATAAAATTCACTGGAATTGATGGATCAATAATTATTGATTGTGAAAGGAAACTGACCTATAAGACGGATGCTAATGGGGCGCATATGAACCAATCTTCAAAACAATCCTCAAATGCTTATCCCGAATTAAAGCCAGGGGATAATACATTTCTTCTAATCGGAAAGTCGATTACAAAAGTTGAGGTTTGGCGTAATGCCTTAGTTTAAGGAGGGTATATTTTGGCAATTCCATTTTTATATAGCTCGGACGATTCTACCAATGATTACTCCAGAAACGGATTGGGTGCATTACCGGATTGTTCAAGCTTAATAACCGCAAGCGCATTAAATGGTGAAGTCACACTCCAAGGTTCTGTATCCATTGGAAAAGTGAATGTAGATAATATTATCAATGGCAACATTATTAAATTGAAAATAAATGACACTCAAAGGCCGCAAATAATGCGGCTTTTTAATGTAAAAAAATCAATGGCAAGCGGGCTAGTCACTTTTTCTGCCGAGCCTGTAGTTAACGATATCAGAGAATCTTTTATTCCGAAGTTTGACGAAAATGCAAAATCTGTCATTCGGATGTTTGATGCTTTGAGATCTAAAGCGAAACCAGCTATACCGGCAAGATTCAAGTTTTTCAGCGACAAAGACAATGAAGCTGCAATAAAACTAGAAAGAGTAAGTGCCTTACAAGCACTAGGCGGTGTAGAAGGATCATTCTTGCAAAAGTTCAAAGGAGAGTATGAAAAAGACAATCATGATATCTACTTACATAAACGCATGGGGGAAGATCACAAAATTAAGATTCTCTACACCAAAAATCTAAATGGACTAGATATCGAGGTTGACACACAAGGGATTGTTAACGGAATATATGGTTTTGCAAAATTGGACGGTTCAGAAGATATCATTGAATCGACTAAGCAAATCACCTATTTTGAAAAACAATACAATAACGGTGTGATTAACCCAGTCGATTTTTCTACAGACAAGCCAAGTAATAGTGCAGCGCTTCAAAAATTGGTTGATGCATACATCAAAGCAAATACTGAACTCAATACTCCAAAAGTTACTGCTAAAATAGATTTTATTCTTTTGAATAATCAGCCGAATTACAAAGAATTTGTAAATATGGAAAGTGTAGGTATGGGCGACGGCGTAGACGTCTATCATCCTATTTTGGATGTTGATTTACATGCACGCGTTATTAGTTATGAATACGATAGCATTACTGAACAGTATACGAAATTAGAGGTAGGCTCTGTCAAAGCAAGTTTCATAGATCAAATTGTAAATAAGATAGACGAAAACAACCAAGAGTATGATGATAGAATTCATCTGGTGGAAGATGCTCAGCAGGAAGCATCAGATATTATCAAAAATCCAGGAGAAGGTCATGTTGTCATTTATCCATCAATCGCTAATCCACAAGAAATATTAATAATGGATACCACGGATGTAAATACTGCAAAAAATATTTGGCGATTTAATGAAGGTGGGCTTGCATTTAGTCGGACAGGATACAACGGCATGTATGAACTAGCTATGACGAATAATGGAGCAATCGTTGCGGATCGGATAACAACGGGTACCTTGAGGGCAATTACCATCATTGGTGCGACAATAACAGGGTCTAAGTTTCAATCTGATGGTAAAGATTTTGATATCAAGATTGATAATGGAGTTGTGACATGGATAAAGAAATCGGACAACTCAACTGCATTTACGATGAGAGCGCAATACCCTTCGGCATCAGTTACACACAGTATTGGATTTGAATTAGGAAGTAATCAGGGAAGCTTTTCTGTTGGAAAGCAAAATGATTCCAACCACTCGATGTCGTTTGGAACGGATACATTCTTTGTGCGCAATATAGGGAAAATAGCATACACTCCTCAGTGGGGCTTTATTTTAAACGAGGACCCCAAACAAAGTTATACTGCAAACTCTGCTTCTTTTAATGCATTTTTAGGAGATGACGGATATATAAGCTTAGGACAAACGAATGCTAAAAAAACCTCGCTGGTTTGGTTGCGCGATGGTGGGCTTAAAGTTGCTATAGGTAATTTTAGTGTAGCAGGAACGAAGAACAGTGCTGTTAAGACTCAGAATTATGGGGAACGTTTGTTGAATGCTTTTGAGACGCCAGAGTATTTGTTCGCTACCTTCGGCAAAGCAATTACAAATGATGAAGGGTATGTTGAAGTCGAGATCGAACCCATGTTTTTAGAAACAATTAATACGAATTCCAAAAATTATCATGTTTTCGTTTCGCCCTATGACAATTCAACAGCATACGCCTGTTATTTAGAGTATGATCGCTTTTTGATTAAGTCAGATAAGCCAAATGTAGAAGTTAGTTGGCATTTAGTGGCTTATCGTAAAGGGTATGAAACGTATTATTTGGAAACACCTTTGTCAAATAGTGAGAAAACGCCTGATTTACCGACTTATGTGCAAACATTAGAGAATCACGTTCAGTCATTAGACCCAATTATGAAGTATCCATTAAGCCCAGAAGAAGAGCAAATCCGAAGGGAAGAAGCAGAGCAAAGGCGTGTTGAAAAGGAGGCGGACAAGTGTGAGTGAGGTATTACGATTTGATTTAGCTAAAGATCCAAAAGGAAACCCAATCACCTATGGACGTGTTGGCGACGGTGGGGGTTTTGTTCGAAAGATAAACGTTTTTGAAGATGGAAAGCCGTTTGATATAACTGGATGGATACCCACATTTGAAGGCAATACCAGTGACTATAAAACGAAAGTATTTGATTCTGAAGGAATTACTATTACTGATGAGAAATCAGGTGAGTTCACGTACACCTTTCCGAATATGGCATTTGCTGTTGAAGGTCAATATGAACGAGCGTATTTCTCATTTACAAAGGGGAATCAACGTAAGTCTACTGGAAATTTTGAAATTATTGTTTTTGGTAATTCAGATATTGATGCACCAGAAGCGGAAACAATTATCACTGAGTACAACAAATTAGTTGCTGAGCTGCAAGCATTGCAGAAAGAGAATATTGAAGATCTACAAAAGCAGCAAAACAATTACATTCAATCAGCAGAGTCAAAATTCAGTATTATGCAAGGTGACATTGCAAAACTACAAAAACAGATTGATACTTTCAAATCTGATGTGAATACGGCAGCGTCAAACGCTGTAACAACTATAAATAAAGCACTAGAAGAATTTAAAGATCAAGATTTTTATACTAAATTAGAAGCAGATAACCATTTCGCCAAAAAAACTGATTTGACTAAAGAGAATGTCCAATTAGGTAACGTAGATAACTACGCTACGGCTAATCAAACAGAAGCCGAGCAGGGAATTGCATTAAACAAGTTCATGACACCTATGGGCGTCAAACAGCACTTAGATGCGCGCATAGCTACAACAGAAGAAACAGGAGCTGGTGAGCGTAACGACGTACTAATCACACCAAAAAGATTAATTGAAATATTGAAACAATACACGCTTTTCAAAGAACATTTTGGGAATGGTGAGGAACTTAAAGATAACACAACTGACGGTGTGCTACTGAAAATAGGTGAAAGCCTCGGTGGTTCAATTAACTATGCTACAGCTAGACCATACAAAATTAATTCCGATGGCTCACTTACGTTCAACAAAGATGGTCGATTCAGATTCTCTGGTTCTGCAAAGTTAGTAGCTGGAGACACCAACCCCACCGATTACATGTATACGCAGATTGTTGTTGGTTCTACTATTAATGATTGGATCAATCAAGGTTCGACGAAAGCTACAAATGGTACTATGCGATTGACTTGGACTTTTGCTGGTTCAATAATATTGGATGTAAATTCAGGCAATCGTGTTTATATTCGCTCGTCTATCCGAAGCGGCAAGCAGGCTTTTCTTGCACAGTTAATGGAGCTCACGATCGAGGAAGTTCGATTCTCTGGTTGAAAAATTCATTTAAGATTATAAGAGTATGATTCAGATTAAGCACACTTTAGAGTGTGCTTTTTATTTTGATTGGAAGGTGGAAAGGCATGTGCATTTTTTCGACGAGTTACTAGAACTCAATGGGCTTTTGATGTCTTTGGGAATTGGAGGAATCGTAGGCGTTCTAGGTTGGGTAGGAAAGTTGATACTAAAGAATAAAAATATTGCAGAGCAAAATAAACAACTAACGGAACAGAGATTTAAAATGCTTGAAGCTGCAAATGTTGCTATCTTGCACAATGAGATTTATAAGCAATGTTCTTATTTTATCGAACAAGGAGAGGTTGAAGTCGATGATCTCGACAACCTTGAATATCTTTGGCGCGGATATCACGGATTAGGAGGTAACGGAACAGGCGAGCTTCTTTACAACCGTGTGAGACAGCTTCCTTTGAAGGGAGGTGAATCGCATGCAAAATAAGACATTTGAAATTCTTAAATGGATTGCATTGATAGTTATACCAGCATTGGCCACTTTTGTTGGCTTAGTAGGAAAGGCAGTCAACTGGGAATATACCGATGTTGTAGTAATTATCATTACTGGATTTGGCGCTTTTCTCGGAACTGTTTTAAGTGTGTCCAATCGGACGTACAAGATGTTTCCCGATGATAAAAAAGAATAGTAGGAGGAATAGAATGAAAAAGAAATTCTTGATGGGAGCTGTTGCAGCTCTTTTTTTATTGCCGATTTTCCCAATGAATGTGGATGCGGCTAAAGGAGATCAAGGGGTCGATTGGGCTATTTATCAAGGGGCACAAGGTCAATTTGGCTATGCTCATGATAAATTCAGTATTAGCCAGATTGGCGGATATAACGCTGGTGGACTATACAATCAGTCGACGTATGAAAGTCAAGTAAACTCCACTCTAGCGCAAGGAAAACGTGCCCACACGTATATTTGGTACGATACTTGGGGAAACATGAGTATTGCGAAAACTACGATGGACTACTTTTTGCCAAAGGTGAAGACACCGCGTGGATCAATCGTCGCTTTAGATTTCGAACATGGAGCATTAGCAACTATTCCTGATGGATATGGTGGCTATACGAGTTCTCCGACTGAGAGAGCTGCCAATACCGAAACGATCCTGTATGGTATGCGGAGAATAAAAGACGCAGGATACACTCCAATGTATTACAGCTATAAACCATTTACTTTAAAACATGTTGATTACCAAAGAATTATCAAAGAATTTCCTAATTCACTGTGGATGGCTGCGTATCCGAATAACAATGTCACTCCTTATCCAGTGTGGTCCATGTTTCCTAGTATGGATGGTGTGGGCATCTATCAATTCACATCCACATATGTTGGTGGTGGGTTAGATGGAAATATCGATTTAACAGGTATCACTGATAACGGATATACGACGCTGCCTGACCCTAATCCTAGTGAAACAACGGATATCTACCGTGCTGGGCAGAACTATTCTGTGATGGAAGTCAAAAATGACAAAGGTCACGTGGATGGTTTTGGTGCAATGGCAGGCAAGATTAAGGCAGAAGGATGGAGTACTCGTACTCACAAATATCAGTATGCTTTTATTCGTGATCGGACAACAGGCAAAGAACTAAAACGTATTAAGCTGAAAGATCTACCCCGGGCGGATGCAGCGAAGGTGTACAACCGTAGCGATACTGCAGGGTTCCAAATCGAGTTCAATCAAAAAGATGTTGCAGGCCACTCGATCATTATCATGATCCGTAGTACCAATGATTCGAAAGGCGATACAAAAGACGGATTCAACGATCTAACCGAAACGCGTTGGTATTTAGACGTGTAAAAAGTTATCCCGAAATAAAAACTCGCTAATAAGTCTCTTTTGCTCAATTTGACACAAAAAAAGTGTTTGATATAATTAATACGTTAGTGTCATTGCTAACAATTCTGTTTTCTAGACTGATAAGAGACCTAAGCATCTTATCAGTCTATTTTTTTGTTTTATTTTGCAAAAAAAACAGATGTTAGTTAAACTAGATTTATAAACAAAAGTATCACTCCTAAAAAAATGAGTAGCAGAATCAGGGAACTTGGGGAAGCTTCTCTGGGGGAAATTCTGCTACTCTATTTTTATTTTACCAGTTATAAATAGTAAGTAAAGTGCTATAATTTTTGTTTTGCTGTTCAAATGAAGTGGTTAATAATTAATTAAAGTGATGAACAAAATAGTACTAGTTAGAATAATTTGTTAGCTAATGGCTCTAAACTATGTTATGCTTCTCAAGTAATCGATTTTGAAATGTGATGTGGACTGTATATATTTAACCGTATTGAAATCCTTTTACTATCAACAATTAATTGCAAAAAAGAACGTACTTGATACGTATCAGGAGGAAATATACATGAATAACGGTACAGTAAAATGGTTTAACGCAGACAAAGGTTTTGGATTTATCACTGGTGAAGATGGCAACGATGTATTTGCACATTTTTCAGCTATCCAAAGCGACGGCTTCAAAACTTTAGAAGAAGGTCAAGCAGTGACTTTCGACGTAGAAGAAGGCCAACGTGGACCTCAAGCTACAAACATTCAAAAAGCTTAATAAAAATTAGTTGAAATATCGGCCGTCTCCTCCTAGGGGCGGCTTTTTTGTACCCTTAGCTCAGTTGCTTAGAGCAGACGGCTCATAACCGTCCGGTCGTAGGTTCGAGTCCTACAGGGTAAATAAAATAAACCCTCTACTGCCTTAGTTGGTTGTAGAGGGTGTTTTCCGTTTATTTTGAATGCCATTTTGAATGCCATGTTTTATTTTTTATAGAAAACTAGCGAAAAGAAAAAACAACCAAAAGTCTTTTTAAACAAGACTTTTGGTCGTTTTTTAGTTTAACGAAAACTAACGAAAATCGTATAATGGAGACGGCGGGAGTCGCTTAATTGTTTTACTGGCAACGTTGGAATCGAATTGAATGCCATTTTGAATGCTATTTGGTTTAAAAATCTACAAATTTATTGAACTTATCTGCTAGTTGTTCTTTTGCTAATTTAGAAACATGAGCATAGGTATTCATAGTTGTTTGTATATCTTCATGACCCAACCTGAACTGCACTTCTTTTAAAGAAGCACCCATTTCAATCAGAAGGCTTGCTTGAGTGTGCCTAAAACCATGCACAGTTATTCTAGGAAGCTGCTTTTTTTCTTTCTTGTCCATTTTATCCTGTATATCCATTAACCACTTACGAGACGTATCAAGGCTCATAATGCCATGAGGATTTTGTGCAGCCGCATTTCCAAATATTAACCAGTCTTCAGAGGGAGGAGCTGCTTCAATTTTCCACTCTGAAAGTTTATCCAAGGTTCCTTGATCTATTGAGATGATACGACTAGATCCAACAGTTTTAGTTGAGTCTAACTCCAGGCCATTTGCAGTTCTTGTTACTGCTTTATAGATGTTCACTGTTTTTCCTTCAAAGTCAACATCTTTCCATTTCAATGCACCAGCCTCTTGTTTTCTCATTCCGGTCATTGCTAACAAACGAAAAAATGCTTGAACTTTAATGTTGGGGTGAGTGTATAATACTTCAAGAAAAAGTTTCAATTGATTTTTATCATAAAAATGTTCTTCAGTCGTTTTTCTTTTTTTAGCCTTAGGTTTCCGAATTGATTCTGTTGGATTAGAAGATATCATTCCGAATCGTATTGCATACTTAAACACTAGCCCAGTGTAATTCATCATCTTAGAAGCAGTTTCATACTTATTTGCCCACTTATCCATCAATTCTTGAATCTTAATAGGATTGATTTCAGCGATATACATATCACCGAGTTCATCTAAAATGTGATTTTTAAAAATTCTCTCTGTTTTTAAAAGAGTTGATCCTCTCACAGTCTTCTTATATTCAGTCATCCACAGTTCATATACTTCTTGATAAGTTTTAGGCTTATCTTTCTTCAAAAGATCACTCTCGTAATCGCTTTGAAGCCTAGCCAACGCTAATTTGGCTTCGCGCTGGGTTTTGAAGTTTCTGCGAGTAGTTTTAACGGGTTTTCCAGTTATAGGATTAATACCCAGGTATGCTTGGAATTTCCAACGTTTTTCGCCGTTCTTCATTTTGTATTGACTGAACGTTGCCACGATTGAATCAACTCTCTTTCTTTGATACAATAGGCATACGAAAGGACCTATTGTATAGGTTTTGTTATTAGCACGTTCAAACTCTTGTCGGGGAGGGATCGTGCTTTTTTATTTTATTTCATTCCCATATTTGATTTTGATGTGGCTATTCCGTTGTTAAACGTGATGTTAAAGTTAGCTCCAACATCACCATTTACATTTTTAGTCCAAGAAAGCATTGATTGTTTGGACCCGTTAATTAAAGTATCTGAAATTCCATCAGGTTCACCAAATTCTTTCTTAGCTGTATCTTCGGAAAAACTCCCATCTGTTGCAACCGCATTGAATTGTTCCAATGTAACTTTTTCATGCTTTCCAACTTTTAAACCAGTTACAGCTTTTGAAACGGCTTTATCATTAGAAAATGAAATAACGATCGATGACATTAATTCTCCACCTTTGGGGCCACCCCAAGTCATCATTTTTGCAGTTTGACCTTCAAGATTAGTTTCAGATGTTGAGTCAGGTTCGCCGAAAATATCTTTAATCTCTTGTAGCGAGGTGCCACCTTCTCCGTTACTCATGATATCTCCTAATGTAATCTTATCGAAATTATCTTTTAAAACTGTCTCAGATTCATTTTTAGCCTTAATTGAGTTCGAAGTTTTGGCGTTGTTATTATCTGAAGCATCTTTTTTCTCGGATCCTCCACCTAGTGAGCCACCAATTACCAAAATAATTACTATTGCAAAAATCCAAAACCAAACCCTCTTATAAAAAGGTTTTTTTGCTTTGTACATTTTTCCATCAGATCCCATTACTTTTTTAGCCATTTTTAATTCCTCATTTCTTTGATATAATAGTTTTGCGCGATCTTAGAAATAAGGTCTTAAGTCCGTGTTGCTGCACGGGCTTTTTTTCATTTCATATTGATAACTTTATAAAAGTCCATTCCACAGCCCATCTCGTATTTTTGAACAAGCTGGAAAGCATACTGAGGAGTACAGTCTCTTTCAAAAACTAAAAAAGCGCGAAGTCGATTTTTAAAGGCTCCTTTACTCATAAAAAAGTAGTTTGCAGTACGCAAGAAGTTTCTAAACTTGTTAATTCCGAAAACTAAAGCTTCATCATTGGCCATTAAAATACCGGCTCCAAAATTTGCCCTTTTTTCAATATACTCATCTTCCGGAAGATAGCCTTCTTCTAAAAGAAGATCCGAAAAGGCTCTTCCGTTGTTTTCTTTGATAGGATCACAATATGCATGTATAGTTTCATGCATTTCAGAAAAAAATTTTCGTTCAACCATCGACAAAGCATTTACTGCCAACACAATTATTCCTTCAACCTTTTGGGTTGAGCCTAACATTAATTTGTCTAAAGGTGGTTTAAAATAATGTTCAGCATAAATGGCAAGCTTGTCATCTTCGACAAATTCTTTAATGTGAAAGTTTTTTACATCTTTAACTTCTACATCATAAAATTTAGCTGTTTTTTGTGCAATCGAGTTAGCAACAAAAGTTGCATCTCGAAAGGCATCCTCATTATAAAAATCCATATGCAGTTACCAACCTCGGAAATTATTTTTTCTTTTTATTTTCTCTTGCCTTTCGTTCTCTTGCTTTTTGAACTAAGAAGTCAGTGTAATCTTTCAAAGAATCTTCTATTTCTTCCGTTTCATCAGGATCAAATTCAGCAGTATTGAGTCTGAAATAGCCAATGAGATCAGAACCAGGGCCTTTATCAAGTTTAGGAATTGGTTCAGGGTCATCTGTTCTTCCTAGCAAATAATCAGTTGAAACTCCAAAATAATCTGCTACTTTTTTCAATCTATCTCCATTCGGGGTTTTAGTTTTCCATGAATATAATGAATTTCTGCCAAATTTCAATTTTTCTTCAAGTTCTACAATTGATATTTTTTGTTTGTCAGCAAGTTTTTTTACCCTGTCGAATGTTGTCATGTAGGTATTCCTTTCTCACTTAGAAACAAAATATAAACTTTATCGTAGAAAAACATTTGACATCTATTATAAAGTCTAATATACTTTGTTCGTAAGCTAGTTATTGAGCTTGAAACAAAACTAAAGAGAACCCATGAAAATTAAACTATTTCGCGGTCGGCAAACTTAGAAAGTTTAATTTAAAGGCTCATATAGTCTTATTTAGCTATGCTTTTATTCTACAATAAAGTTTAAAAATGTCAACATTTAGTTCTGAAAAAAGCTCAATAACTAGCTAAATAAAATAAAAAAGGAGAGGCTCAAATGCTAATTACAGATTTTAAAGAAATCGTTCTAATTCAAATGGATCGCCAAAACAAGACTTATGTTGACCTAGCAAGAGTAATCAATAAATCGCCAACGTATACACGCCAAGTTATAGCTGGCATCCAGAATGGTCCCAGCGCAGAAAAATACCGTCAACAAATTGCAAATCATCTTGGCTTAACGTTGGTAAAGGGGGGATAAAGATGAATTGGTCGGATATCAAAAAAATGATCAATGATTATCTTGAACTAAAACTGACTTCTCTTTTAACAGGTTTTATTCCCAAAAGATATCTGAATCAAAAACAAGCCACCATTTACACAGGAACTTCACCAGGACGAATCAATCAATGGGTCGATGACGGACTGAGAGTTATTCTCTTTTCTGAGAACAGCAATCCTAAGTATGACATAAAAGATTTAGATGCCTGGATGGAAAAACATAAAACGAAGGAGGTAACACAATGACAGATTTAGTAATCATGAAAGATCGCCAAGCGGTCACAAGTAGTTTAAATGTAGCAGAGGGGTTCGAAAAAGAGCACCGTAATGTTTTACGAGATATCGACTCGTTGAAAAAAGATGTGCTCAATTTTGAGCAGATGTTTTTCGAAGCAAACGAACCTGATTCATATGGTCGCGAACGTCGAGTTGTTTATATGAACCGGGACGGATTCACAATTTTAGCAATGGGATTCACAGGTAAGAAAGCACTGCAATTCAAATTAAAGTATATCGAGGCTTTCAACATAATGGAAGAACGCATGGAACAGCAACCTAAAATTGTTACTACTCGACGCGAACAAGTAATTTTAGCTTTACAAGCTAATGAGGAAACAAATCAGCGAGTTGATAAATTGGACACACGGGTAGCAGATTTGGAAGAAAACACTGTACTAAGTGCTGGCGATTACGGGTATATCAGTCGCCGCATTAACCAACGCGTTGCTGAAGTTGCTCGAGGATTTGGCAGACTTACTCAAGAACAAAGAGGAAAGCTCCATAAAGATATCAATTCAGGCGTCAAAGCAGTAACAGGCGTATCTACAAGAACACAGCTACGCAACAGACATTATGAAACAGTCTTAGACTTCATTAACGATTGGGAACCGTCCACGGCTACAAAGATGCAAGTACGTCAAATGACTTTAGATTTGGAAACAGCATAGGAGGCAGCAACATGAATGAAGAGAAATCAAGAACCGAAAGAGAACGCTACTTGACAAAATTCAAGCGAAAAAATGATGTTGAGCAATTTGGATTTTCTGTTGAATCCGCAAAAGCTGGTCAAGATGTCATAAACGAATTGAAAAAAAGAGACCTGACATATGATGACGCATACGCAAGTCTCCAATGGGCGTACAACAAACTTCAATATGAATCGAATTTTATCAATATTCAATAAAGTGAAATTTAGGGAGAGAATAATTATGAACGAAGCATCAGAAGGTATTGATAAATTATCAGAAGAAATTAATACCAAATTAGAAAAAATTATTACTAATTTAAAGGGTCAGAGGTTGAAAGATATCAGTGCCATGTTGGAAAGTGAAAAGTTCGAAATGAACCCTACTAAAAGAGCAATAATCGTTTTGCTGGAGGGAAAATTAGCTTCGGTACTTAATGAGCAATTTTTAAAATAAAAGTATTAAAAAAAATAAAAGCATTCAACATAAGTTTAAGGAGGGAGTAACTATGAAAAAAATCCAATTATCTGACGGAATGCCGACAGACATTCAAAGACAAAATCTGAATGTAAATAATATCGAGCTATTAGAAAAAGTAAAGAAATTGTGTGTTGAGTCAGATTTATCATACGTAGAAATTAATAAAGCCCTCTATCTAGTTGATAAAGAACTTTATATCAAATTAATTAATTCCCATTAATAAAGTTGTCAAAATCTTTTTCAAGTTTTTCTTAATTATACAACAGAAAGGAAGTTGGAAATGAAACAAATAAATCTAGCAACAACAATCATGTGCATGTTGGCAGTTCCAATCATTTCAAGTTTCAACTTGTTTGCAGCGTACGGATACATTGGAATATTTCTAATAGCAATCGGATGGGAAAATAAAAAGCCAACCGAGGGGGCTGACTAATGGTGAATAAAATGTCTACGATAAGTGAAAATGAATTAATAGAAAAATATAAGTCTTTGATTAAAGAGTATCATAAGCAAACTGGCGAATTTCCTAGTCAAATTCATCTAATTGCGGAGGGGTGTAGTCAGTATCAAGCTGTGATATTTGAGTTGCGGAAACAAATCTATTAGTTTTTGATATCCCTCTACTAGTGTGTGTATTAAGAG